CAGTCTTCGATCCATAAGAATCTGATAGCGCTAGTTCCGTTTGTCTTTCCGTCTACTCGGCCATTTGGTGATGCCATTTCGATAGTAGCTCCTGTTGGCTGCAAAGATGACCAAATCACAGATGTTGTTGTAATGGCAGCAGGTTCCCCATCGAAATAAATACAAGATGCATTTTCAACTTCTGTTGAATCTATAATTTTCGTAATTCTTCGATCTGCGGCTAGACTCTGATTCCATAATCCAGTACCGATTGAGATTCCCTGCCCCACAAAAAATCTTGCAGCGTAATCTTTATTGATCGTGATATAGTTTCCCGTACGCTCCTGCAATGCAAGCCCTTTTGTTCCATCCTCAGGGAATTCTGTTCTTCCGGATCCAAGAACTGCCTGTGCATTTGAATTTGCGAACATTACAATGAAGCAAGTGTCGAGGAAATGCATCGCCCATACATCATCTAAGTACCAGTTATTTCCTTTGGCATTACATAATTTTCTGAATCCATCCCTTGTTTTGTTATGCGCAGGGAATGCTCCGGCTTTTGATTCCAGTTTATTTCCTTCAGAATTTAATGATCCGACGAAGATTGGAAGGTATACCTTTTCACTGATTCTTCGATCAGCTCCATCTGTGAATAAGTGATCTAAATGTAAACGGCCAATTTTTCCAGATGATACTGCTCGGTACTCCCATTCAACTCCGTTTTCGTCAGTTTCAAACCAACGACCAGTGTAAGTCATTGGAACTTCGAGCATGACGTCTCCGTTGCTTCCATCCCACTGGAAGTCTGCATCACCAAGATACGCATTAACTGTTCGGTCTTCAGCAAGGTTGCATGGTCTCATTTCATTAAATGGGAAATGGCTCATCATGTCATTTTGAACTACTCCATTTCCAACTGCTGCCTTGCAGACCATTCCGACTGCATCTCCGTATCTTTCCCATGTTGCAGAGCTTGAAGCTACTTTTCTTCTTGCTGCCAGAAGCTCTACTTTGTTCTGCTCAATTACAGACACCCTTGCTTCCAACGCTTCCAGATCTGCCTGCAGAGCGATTGCTCCAGCACTATTGATTGTCACGTTTGCTGCATTCGCTACCTCTAAGTAATAGCTCATGTTGATAACAGACGGAATTACATTGTTGTAAGCCGGCATGTAATCGCTTGTACTTGCAGTCGCGATTGAATATAAGATTTCTCCTTTGTCTGGATCCTGCGCAAAGATACCAAATTCTTTGATCTCATATCCATTCTTCAGCTCTGCATCTTCTGTTTTGTTCGAGATCGCAATTTTTAACACGAGCGTACTGTCGTTGCTGATCTGCATGTCCGAAATCGGGAAGGTCTGCTGCGGAGTTTTTAAAGCAGTTCTTGTATCTACTGCTTCTCCTGATGTATAGCTTCCTGATCCAGTTTGTGCTTTCGTGATTTTAATTGTAGCCTTCCCAGCCTGTGCTTTTGCAAGCAGCGCTTTTCCAGCTGTTGTTAATTTACTTGAATTCCAAATAAGCATGATATCCTCCTTTTATAGTACATGCGTTGTCCTTGATAGAATTGCAGCTTGTTGTGCATCTATCATTTCTTGTTTTGTTACAGTATCATGTGCATCGTTGTTATTCAGGACCACCGTTGCGCTTCCATGACTGATTGCAATCTGACTTGCGTAGTTTTCTGATCTTGCATCTGAATTCTGATCAGCACTATTGATTACGAATGTTTCAGTTGTGGCATTCTGATTTGCTGCATAGTAATTATTAAAGGCTGCTTCGTTTGCATAATGCTCGTAATTTAATACTACGGTTTCAGTGACTGCTACCGATCTCATTGCGATCGATGCTCCCTGATGCAAATCTCTATTAATCACTACTCGTCTGATCTGCGATCTTGCATTTTTTACTCTGTCAATGATTGCAGATAACGTATCAATGATTCCTCGTTCCATTGGTGCATTTGTAATGATGTCGAAAGTCCCAGGCGTGTATGGCGGTTCCGTAAAATCGAACCATTCTACAATTTTTCCTGAACCAAAAACAACAGAGATCAATTCTTCAACCGCTGCCGGAGTTCCTGCTTTTGCGTACCAGGATAACGTATTTTGAATAATATTTCTTTTTACAGAGATATCCATCGTCTCTTCGTAGTACATCGTTCTAAGTTCTACCGCCAACATATCAAGAATGTCGTCTGGCAAATTCTGAATAATTGAATACGTCCGCGTTCCATCCGCTTTCTCCAGTATGAATTGCATCATTTTTTTTACTGCGTATGAAAATGCATCATTTTTCGGATCTCCTTTAAATGGAGAAACGTCCGCAAGCTCTCCATCCTTCAGATTAATCATTTTCCACACCTCCGTATGTAACAGTCTGAGAGGTTAATTTAGCCACCGATGTAGCATCGATTACCGTAAAGACGGGAGATTTGATCTCGACTCGCTTTGCTCCTGCATTAATTACCAGTTTGGTCAATTCTGACGGATTGATGTCTCTGCCAATCGCCCCTCGTTGCCAGTTGATGTATTCTGTAATTGCAGAATTAACTTCATTTTTTATTGTATCAACCTTATTTAGATCAGATTGATTGATGAAATATTTCATATTAATCGCATAGTCTACGGTTTCTGGCGCAGCAACTGTTACATGGTCCGTAACTGGCCGGATATCATTGTCTCTAAGATGCGCCTGCAATCCCTGGATATCTCCATCGGTTGGTAATGCTCCATCCTTCATGATGATTCTTACATCAACTTCCATCGGCGCCGGGTTTGTAATTTTCACATCTGAAATGCTCGGATTGTAATCAAGAGCATGGTATTTGTATGCGTCAACAGGTCCGGCAGTGCTGTATCCTGCTGGCACTAAATAAATTCTTCTTGCGAGATCTTCATCGCTTTCTTCTTCGGTGCCACCTGCTGCCGTTACGATATTCATTGCGGACCCGATATATCTTATAGAATCCATCAATGCATTGATTTCTCCCGGTGCATAACCATTTCCAGCTTCTCCTGCTGTATTGCAAGTTGCACTCACATCCACATAAATACTTCCAGCTTTGATTAAAGCAGCCGTATTGGTTGAAAAATACACATCTCCATTCGTTACTTTAGTTCCCTGTGGGATAGTAATATCTTCGTCAATTTGTGCCGACAATGTGAATCTTATAGTTGTCGATGCATATGTTGCACTGTTCCTATTCAGTCCTTTCAATGCCGCCAAATTCTCGAGATAGTCTCCGTATGAATATTTAAGCAAGTCTTGCTTTCCAGCGCGATCAACGTACAAAAGTGTCTGATACATTAATACTCCGATACTCTGCAGCATTAAGCGATAGGGATCGGCTCTCATCATAACGATATCTTCTCCAGTAATTTCTTTGTATCGAGTCATATAATCTTCAATTAATTGATTCTGTACATCGTCAAGCGTCATGTCGTCGATGTAACTAACGTCTGGAAGATCATATAAATCTTTTAATTCCTGCATCATTCGTCACCTCCTTTCTTGATTTTTACATGAAGCTGCATCTTCCCATCGATTGGAGAAAAATCAGCTTCGACGTTATCTACTTCATACCCAGGAAGGAACTCCTTTACCTTTTCATTCAGATCGAGGGCGAATGCATTCTGCGCCTGCGCTGGTGGCAAATCCAGACAATTCGAGCTGATTCCGAATCCCCTTTCTCCTGGCACAGATCCTTCATATATGCTAATTAGCATTTTCATGCAAGTATCTATTTTTCTGTTTCCTGTTTTCTGAAAATCTATGTCCATCATTCTTCCTCCTTCCTGTTTTACTTAAATGAACCGGCATTCACCCATCCATAGACATTCGATTTGCTCCCGATTGTTCTGATAAGATGGTACGGATGTGTATTATGATTAATGATCGTAATTTTAGCCTTTCCGGCCTTTGCCTTTGATCCTCTCGCTCCTTTGCAGCTGCTTACATAATGTTTCCCACCGTTGAATGTCACGATGTCTCCTACTTTATATTTTTTCTTTTTGCTCGTACTCTTTTTTTTCTTTGAGCTTTTCTTTTTTGTCGTTGTTGTTTTAGTTGGCTTTTTTGCTTCCTTTTTGCTAACTGATACGACATATTCTTCAAGAGTTATTTTCACAGTAGCTTTGGCCACTTCGCCTTTGTTCATCACAATGTCATACATTCCTGAATTCGATTTTATGATCCAGTTACTTCCTATGATCTTTCCGCCTAATGTAAATGACATAACTGTACCAGATTCAACCGCTTTTACAATTTTGTCCAAAGTTTCTCGTGGTTTAACACCGTGTTCTGCAGATAAGACAATACTGAAACTTGAATCTTTTAGCTCGGCCCCATTAAATTCTGATCGAGGCTTCTTCGATATAATGTCGTGATATGACCAGCTCCCTGATGCATTCACCTGAAGATCTTTAAATGTAAGTATTTTTTTATCACTGACTTCAAACGTAATCAGTGATCCGAGCGACCCAATCGTTGCCATTATGAATCACCTGCTTTCATAAGATCTGCAACATTTACGTTTCCAGATTTGGTTTTTAAGATGATCTCTTCCGCATTAATTACAAGAGTTCCTTTTTCGTATCTTATAAATGCCTCACCTAGTTTTTTTGCAAATTCTTTTCGATAAACATCAGGATCTAATTCTGGGGGCTGGTTGGCCTCATTCCAGAATCCTGGGCCAACGATGCCCATTGATGTTCCGTTGCTCATTCCAAAAACAACAACAAATTCACCAATTTCTGGAGGGGCGTATTCCCTGTTGAATGTCATATAAGGGAGGTAATCCGATACGTCATCTTCGTCAGATAGGTCCTCGTATAAAACCTGGATCATTCCAGTTTTGTAATCAATACTGGACACTCTGCCGATTTTAACAATGTCTTCGTTCATCTTTTATCACCTGCCTATTTTTTGATTCGTTTTTGTATTTTTCTGATTTCTAATTTCATCGTGTAACCATTCCGATTGATCGTGTGCGTGATTTTGTTGATAAAATATTTACCATTTACCTGCCCCATATCTGTGATCGTGAGTGTTCCAGTTGCGATTAGCTTTGGATTTGGTTTGACTTCAATTTCCATCGTTGTAGCTGTCTCATTTTCTTCATTAAGCTTTGCGATTGCCTGGAGTCTCGCATCTGCCTTGCTATCTGCTTTCTCATTGATATGGAGTATTCTGCTTCCGCCACCAACACTGGCAGTATACGTTTTGTTGCTTTTCGCATTTGTATACTTCATTTTTGCGCCGGTGTAAGTCTTATAAATACTGTCATTAAAGCTCCAGCTAATTAGATCAGTTTCTTTATAGGTAACTAGGGATTTTTTTGCTTCGTACTTTGCCTTGCTGTAAATAATAATTTTCCCGCAGTACACTTTCATGCCTTGTCCATATTTTTTGGCAAGTGCGTATAAAAATTCACAGTCGTTCTGGCTGCTTTGTTTTATCGATTTGATCTTGATTACCGCTCCGGAATCATAAACAAATTCTAAACCGTATCTTTTAGCTATCGATCTGCCGATTGCTTTTAACGTTGTTGATTTCCACGTTTTTGATCTCGGAGTATTTTTGAATGAGGTTTTTGACGGGATCGACAAGGCGGAGTATTTTGCAATTAGTGGCCTTCCAGATATCGATACATCATCTAATGTAAATGACCCGAGATAGAGATCGATTTTTTCTTCGAGGTATTGCCAGTTAAACAGGTAAAGGCGAGCTGATATTTTGTCTCCTTTTTTTGGGGATGTCTTTCCAAGAATGAATGACTTGTCAGCATTTGAAAATGTAATATCTAGGCTATCGCTTTCTCCAGTTGCTGGATCTACATATTCAATTTCTTGAATCCTGTTTGTGATTTCCTTTGGAGTTTTTTTGCGATTGATCTTTATCTGAGGCTCCACTTTTCGTGGAATCTCTTTTGATATCTTACTCGTCTTCATCGTCTACCTCCGCCTCTCCGTCTTCTTCATCTTCATCTGGATACTCTTCATCGTCGAATTCTTCGCCTCCAATTTCGTCTGCATCAATATCTTCATCCTCATCGTCATCAAGTCTCCATTCTGGCCAGTCTTCATCCGGTTCATCTGGAATTTCCGGAAGATTCAAAACGATGCCAGATGGAAAAACTAAGAAATCTAAAAATTTCCAGTTTGCTTCAACTAGATAACGCATATATGCTTCATCTCCGTAGAGATCGTATGCTATTTTATCCCATGTGTCCCCCTGGACTGTTGTATATGTGTCTGGCATCGTTTTTTCTCCTTTCTTATGCGAAGACAATTCTTCCGTGTTTTCTTATGTATTCCTTCATCATTTTTTCGAACTCTGATTGACTCATTCGATTTGCCTCGACGATATCTTCTTTCGATGGGGCTTCGCCCTCAAAGTGGTAAACAGGATTATAAATAATCTGTGGGATGCCATCTGCAGTTCTTGGCTGATCATTATCAGAATCTTTTTTATCTGAAGTGTACGCATCGATCGTCTCTCCGATGATGCTACTTCTTTGATTCGTGATTGCTGGCACGCTAATGCTTGCCCCTTTTAGATCATTGCTTGTTTCCTTGACAGGATTTGCCAGATTTGCAGTTGCCGCTGCTGATACAGCGTCTTTTCTGTATTCGATACCTTTGATCAGACCTTCATCGACAT